GCATTTGAGCCTACTATGGGGAAGACTACTTCAAAAGCCACCGCCCGAAAAATCCTATCTGCCGTCGAGCACGAACAAAAACAAGAACCGGGGGCCTGGGCTCTACACCTTGAATCTATGTTAGAAGAGGCACGAAAGATTCCCCAGAACAAGTATGCAAACCTATACTATGACTACAAACACAGGATGGAACAGCACGCCACGTATAAAGACGTCACCCCTGGCCATAGACATAATATGGCCACACGGTATGCGATCAAGATATTTCTCCTTGACCTATGGGTCGCTTGGCGGACTCTCGAAGGACTCCCCGTCTCTCAACCCTATTATGTCGCTAAGCTAAGCATGCCCTTACACGCGGCATGATGCCAGAGAAAGCAAGAAAACCAAACAGGGTGAGCGTGCCTCTCTCAACAAGAAACCCACGACGCGCTAGCGTGTCGCGACGAAGAAGAAACCCATATTGATGGAGCGTGTCATTGAAGGCGAGAAACCCACAATTGCCAAGCGTGTCATCCCCCTCAAGAAACCCATATTGCGAAAACGTGTCACCCCTGGCAAGAAAACCACAAAGGACTAGCGTGTCACACAGGAGGAGAAACCCAATACCTGCAAACGTGCCAACTCACCCGAGACAGCCAGGGGCCAGGAGCGTGCCAAGACTACCGAGAAATCCAAAAAGGCGAAACGCGCCTCCCCACATAAGAAACCCACGACGTGCTAACGAGTCACAAGAGGAAAGAAACCCAAGCGTGTCAAGCGTGTCACACTGAGGAAGAAAACCACAAGGTTTAAGCGTGTCATTGGACACAAGAAAACCATGGATCGGGAGCGTGTCACAGGATGCAAGAAAACCAGGGAAAGAGAGCGTGTCACAGGATGCAAGAAAACCATATCTGCCAAGCGTGCCAGGTTAGGGAAGAAAACCAGGACCCTCAAGCGTGTCAGCCACTTCAAGAAACCCGGGGAAAGTATTATGCCAACTGCCGATCGTTTACTGGAGATTGCCCAAGCACTAGGCGACGTGAAAGACATACAGAGTGAAATGCTTGCTCTCTTGCCTGAAGAGGCTCGTTCAGCAAGATGGGTGGCCGAGAGGAAAGGTTCACCTAATGTGTGGGAGGACCTCGTAGCGGCCTTCCCTAGCTACGAGGTAGACATGTGCCGTTATTTGCACATGGCGCGGCAAGGACTAGAGTATGCGTATGAGCTAGAGCATGCCCGGTGCTACCCACCCCAACAGCCCGACTTAAAATTAGCAAAGAAACGAGACTAAAATGGAAAAACGAGACATGACAGAGGAGAAGCAACAAGCCGATCGGGACAATATCTGCGGAACGGCTGTACGCATTCTTCTATCTGCGCCGCCCACAAAGGCAGCCGCGCAGGCCCGGAATAAGAATCTGATTCTGATCGAAAGAACATCGTTTGAGCAGTACAAACTCTGCTCCGCCCTACATCCTGAGCGTGTGACACTCTACTCTGAATCCTTGGAGCGGCTACCAGAAATGGTGCGAAGACTGTATGCACTAATGGACGAGGCATCGCCAGCTGATAAAAAGTCACACTGAACATGCGTGCTATTTATCTGGATTTAGATGAGGCTGCTGGGACTTATGCGGGGCATCTCCAGGTCCCACTATAATTTTACTGAGAGAAGGCATCAACAAAGACATTAAAAAGGACACGCCTATCACAAGCCCCATTGCTTTCCAGCTCATCTTTTCGATCGTACGCAATCGGCTCTCATGGTCAGCAATAACAGCGGTATCAACTTCCGGTAAACTCGCGAGTTGCTCTCGCAGATACAAGATTGATGAGGAGAGTTTTTCTACATGAGTGTGAATATCTACAAGGCTTTTTTCCGTGGTGGGAAGACGTACGAAATGTGATTTTTGGGCGTCCCCGTTTCCCAAAACAATGGTGCTAATCTCCGTGATTTTTGAGTCGATAACCCGTTGCTTAGCACCAATTTCCTGTACATCCCTTTGTAGCTGTGTGAGACTATCCTTTGTATCTCGCATCCACCCTTTAAAGAGGTCAGGAAATTGATCTGCCATAACTACGTCTCTGTTTCCGTTTTCTTATCAACCAGGCGGTATATCCTCATCGTATTAAATATTCTCCCTTTCATTATCCAGGCTGCCGAGCAATCCCTTTTTCAAAAGACCGAACATCGCAAGGAGTTCTTGAACCTCCTCCGGAGTGTCACGCTGAATCTTTCGATTTACCCCATTCAGGTTCAAGGTAAGGTCCGCTGATGGCGGACTTGCATCACCGTCCCAGTTGAAGATGAAAGAGCAAGGAAGCTGGCCGCTGCCGTCGTTCACGTAAAAAGGAAAGGTGTCCGTCTTCAGCCGGTCCGGGTTTTTGAGCTGGGCAATCTTCTGCATCTCAGCAGCAAAGGGGAGGACAGAGTCGAGCGATTCTTGCAATTCGGTCTGTAGAATGTCGAGGTTGATATACGTCTTGGAAAAGCTCATCGGCCCGATTTTTCCAGATGCCATATAGACAGAGGGTGTCACGCTGGTATCCGCCGACCAGGTGAAACGAAAAGTGAGGTTTGTGGTCGGATTCTGGACCACGATGGTTTCCCGGTCATACGTAATAACTGGCATTTATTTCTCCTCTAATTTGGTGTGGTGGCCATCTCAGAGTCTTCTTTATTTAGATGTTTCTAGCGCTGTCAGTCGATTATCCAATCCTTGCATCATGGCAACTGCTAAGCCATAAAAATCATCGGGATTCCAGGTCATATAACCATGCTGATCTTCTTCACGGATAAAGAAAGGAGCTGTTTTCTCAAGGTCTTGTGCAATGAATCCCATACGTTCGCGTTGTTCTTCTATTAGTGTGGCATCATATGTTTCAGCCCATAGTGCATTTCGTTTATAGCGGATAGGGCGAAGCTTGCGTAATATAAAAAGAGCATTATCAATAGGGCCTAATTCGATTTTTAGGCGGCCATCCGAGGTATTTGTCCAGGCCGTTCCTGTCGAAAGACCCGCTGTTCCCACAACATCAATGGTATGCGCTGGACTGGTTGTGCCTACTCCTACAGAGCCACCTGTGGGTTGCAAAATAAGTGATTGGCCACCTTCCGTTTGCAGTTGTAAATCACCAACGACCGTAACATCTCCTTGAATCCATGCCCGATCTGCTGTGCCGCCGCTTGTTGCAAATTGCAACTTGGGTGTGTTGCCTGCCACTGCTCCAGTCTGCGAAATCATCACTTCACCCTGTACATCTAGGGGTGCGTCTGGAGCAGTAGTGCCGATGCCGACATTACCAGATGAATCAACTGTCACGCGCGTATTTGTTCCGATTGCAGACGTACCAATTTTGAATTTATCACTGTCTCCGTCATCAACACCCATGGTAAACGTCTGAGTCCCTGACAACGAAAAAGCAAGGATTGGGTCGCCATCGGTAGCAGTGTTATCAACTTCTAAAAGCGTTGTTGCCTGTGCGCTTTGAACGGTAACTTCTTGCGTAGCATTGACAAGAAGAGCATCAACGCCTCCCGTCCTTATAGCCACAGCATCAGCGCCTGATCGATAAAAAAGTGTGTTTGTATCCCCAGCAAAGCTATATCCGCCACTCGTGCCCGTAGCAGCCTCAACCGACTGAGCAGGCCGCATTGCCCCACCAGTCACGATAAACACGCCACCGCCTGCAAGAGTAAACGTCGCGTTGCTCGCGCTTGCTGGCGTTACACCAAATGCCGCTGTGGGTGCAATTGAGGCGAGGGAGGTGACCCCCGTTCCACCGTTCGCTTCCTTGAGCGCAGGCCCCGCAGCAAACCAAGCCTCTATTGTTGTCGTGTTCGGACTATAGGCGTCTGCATTCGGAGTCAGATAGCCAGCGGTGACATACTTTAAACTGGTGTTGGTTTGCGTGAGTAGGTCCGGCATAGCATGTTACTCCTTCGGCTTTATCCAGGTGCCAGACACAAAGTCGATGCCATGGCCTTCAGCATGAAACTCTACCTGGCACGTCTTAAATGCTTCATTCCACGCTTGTTCACTGCTCTGGCGAACCTGGTGAGCCTGTTGATGTTGTTGCTGTGCGGCAACTAAGCGCGCCTGATCGCGCTCATAGGACACCCATAGTAGCTGGAGTCGAGCCAAGGCAGCAGCATCCGGTACCGTGGGCCATCCATCAGATTTTGATACAGGGCCAGGGAGTTCGGCATGCCTTGCTTGTCTATTTCTATCTTTCAACTCTTTATCCTGATCTAATTTCACCTGCGACTCAAAAGCCTTCTGCTCTTGGTAAGTCAACTCAGTGGGTATATAGGGCATCTTCTTTTCTTGCTGCATTAAAATGTCTCCCTAACACTAAACCCGCCGATATCCACATAGGACAGCCCGGCGTTCGGTGCGTAGCTGAAATCTGGCAACGAAGCTAGCCGCCCATATAAACTCGACCGATACAAAACACGTCCATCAGCATCCGTTGCTGTTATGACGTTGCTATCACTCGCAGGAGGGATGAGAAAAACGAACGCAGGATCTGTGATTCCATGCTCCTCTAGGCGGTAGATTACCGTAGACCAGGTGTCTGAAGAGTCAGTTTGTTGAAAAGAAATGTTAATTTCTTTGCGCCGACGACCAGGGTTAATTGTATCTACTCCGGTCGGGGTTTCTGTCACAGTAGAGTCATCAATCGGGACAAGAGAGAAACTGCTGATGCCCTTGTCTGTCGGGGCTTCCCATGGAATACCAATAAAAGGAACCGAGGCGTATACGTTGCCATCTCCACCTGTATCTGTGACGCGGATGCGCCAATACCGATGATTTTTTGCACTGGCCAGCAGGCAATAATACAGAGGATCGTTAGGGAACTCCCGTGTATCATCCGAAGGGTACTCGTCGGCAGGCCGCGCATCTGCGCTATAGCCATCTGCGCCATCACTCGTTTCAGGTGTCCACAGGGTAATGGCCTGTTGTGTCGTATATGAATCAGCGGTTGCTGCTTTGCTCATGAATCGGATATTTGTTGCCACAGAGGACTTTTGTAAAATAATCCCAACGGCCGTGATGTTCCAGGGCGAACGCGGACCGAGATCGAAGTTGATGTTGACAACCTTTGCAGGAAACTTAGTATACACAAGTCGCCGAGGATCTTGCATTTCTGTTAAGGGGGTATCTGGAGTAATCACCTTCACAATGCGTTCATTGACACCTGCTGCCTCAACAACTAAAGTGTTTCCTGTTATGGTCAGCACAGTAGCCGTGACCGCCGTTACCGTTGAAGTCGCATTATTAGCACTATTGGTGAAGCCTGATCCGGTTACGCTATCGTCAATCAAGAACCCATCGTCAACAAAGCTGCCTGCTGCCCTGTTATAGGTGCTCGTCGTCCCGACGCTCAACGCCGTGGTTTCCGTATCTGCCCCGTCAGCTGTAATCGTGGATTCAAGCACGCGATTCTGAGACCGGAAAAGAATTTTGGGGCGGTCGTTCACAGCCATTATAGCGTAGCCTCTTTCCACAAAATAAGGTTTGTCGTCACTCCTCCAGAGTCCCAGACTTCTTCCATGTCTGCGACGCGTGCTAAAAGAGGCAGCTTATTTAACCCTTGCCGCTCCCGAGAAAAAGAGATCACACTCCCTATCCCCCGGATGGCGGCTCCTACAGACCGCAAACTAGTTGAGATCTGAATGTGAGGCTTCCCGTACAGGCTCAGTACCTTTGTGGCTAGATCAGTAATGTCTGCTAGGGAGTTAATACGAGTAGCAGCTGTCAACGGAGGGATGTCCGTTGAAGTCGAGCTGATCTCATCTCGGTACTCAAGGACAGACTGCGCGAGGCGATCAACACGGTCAGGATCATCTTCTTGTAGAGTGGTCGCTAAGTCACCGAATGACTGTGCGGTCTCATAGGGAGCGTAGGTATAAATCACCTCACGAATCAAAGGAGACTCTGCCAACGTGGAAGAAAACGTCTCTATATCTTCTGCCAGCGTGATCTCTGCGGTTCCTGTAGGATTTGTCCAGGGAGAAAGTAAGTAGCCGCCTTCGCGGAATTGCTCAAAGATAATGGGGATGCCCCCATTTAGCTGCGTAAAGACCTCCAGAGCAGACGCTTCTTCAGTCACTGCCAACCCCATACTATAGTCGTATTCAGAGCGGCAGTCGGCTAATCCTGCCGTGTCAAAGTCCACTAGGGCGAGACCAGCTTGGATAAAAACCTCAAGATTCAGTTCCGTGAGTTTATCTGAGAATATGCCAAGATGGGCGGGGCGGATTCCTTCAACGTCTCCGGTTATCGTCGCTCCTTGTCGCGCATTGATAAGCGTGAGAAATGTTCCGCCACTATCCCCAGTCCAGTCCATCGTGTAATCCACCCCCTCTGCCATGACTAACCCATTCCGATAAAAGGTGCCACTTTCGCATCCATGATAGGCGACAAGAAACTTCCCGCCTTGATCGAGGGGGTCAACGGAGATGAGCTGGACGTTATAACACGTCCCAAGTAAAAGCGGCTTGACCCGTCCTATATTTACCTCTGGAAGATTATCGAAATCAACGGCAAGGATACGCTCTGTTGCGATACGGGTATTCAACTTAGACGCGAGACTGACCGCCGGTACCGTTAATGCCTCATCTGTGAACGTGTGCTCTTCCAGTAAGCCAGAGAAAAGGGTTCCCACCTCGGGAGCCAAACGAGAGTATTGATTCGGAATGGCCTGTAGGGTTACCGTAGTGGATTGCCCAGCCGTGCTGTATCCCGCAGCACCCCAGTCTGCATCAAGTTCTTTGTTGTAATTGGGGAAAATGAAGGACCCGTAATTATTGACAACCACAGTTGCCCCGCTTGCAGTCAACACACTTTGTGCAGACCGCTTGAACCGTAGGCCCAGCTCCCAGGGCTCGCGGAACCATTGTGACGTGCTTTCATTATACCACGGCTCAGAACCTGCTAAGAGCTGTACAGTCGAGGTCGATGAGCCATCTATACTGATCTTGATCCCATTGATTTCCACGCCAAAAACAAGGCGCACTCCATGAGAAGCCAGGGCTGTTTTCATTGCTGCTGAAATAGCCACTATATCTGCTCCCCATGCGCGCGGCGATTCCTGAGTACTCGCGCCACGTCATTTGCAATTTGTTGAGGGGAACTGTTCCCGCCGTTTATATTGATGGTAATGCCGCCGCCTGCCCCTATTCCGCGTGCTGTTTCTTTTGCTGTGAACACATCTACGCGTTCCCCTTGATGGGCTATGATCGGGAAGGCCGGGGCAGTCACAAAGCCGTGCAATCCTTGCTCAGCGAGAATCGCAGGAAAGGAGTGCCCCCCCATGGCGTTTAATGCCGCCACAGTATTCCCCGTATTCTTGACGACATCAATCAATAACTCTTGCGTCGTCCGCGTCGTATCTTGACCTAGCTGATGGCTTATTTTTCCCAGCTGACTGACCGTCAGATCCGTAGATGCCGCAATATGATTGAGCGGGTCAATCGTCGTGTTAGGGAAGAACCGAATGCCAATCCCACCGTTCCCAAGCGGGATATTTGTCGACGCCACGATAGATTCGGATCGCAGATCATTAGCCATATCCCCCGTGTTATTTTTAATGCTTTGGAGCAATCCACGTACCGTATCACCGCTTGCATTACGCCCAAGCAAATCACCAACTTGCTTCAGTTTCCCCTGCACCGATTCCGTTCCGACGTCTGTGTCTCCAATCCGATGCATTATCTGACCGAGACGCTGCCCGAGAAAATCTTCATTGTTCAAGCTCAACTGCGCTTGATTAACCAGAATCCTCGTCAAATCCGCTATAGTCGCGCTGTTAAAAGCAGCTAGATCCGACCCAAAAGCGGAGTCGGCAATATCTTGCGCGAGGGAAGCAAACACATTAGCCCCTGACTTTTGCGCATCTAGCAGGCCCCCTAAGTCCAAAGCCCCGATCAGGGTTTTGAGCGTTGCTTTAGTTGCCGGATCGCCTATACCCCCAATCAAATCAGTGATAGCTGCCCTAACTTCAGTAGGCTTGAGATTTGTTATAATACTAGTGATAGCTTGTCCTATGTCTGGGTCGCCTAATTCACTGATAAGTACGTCGATTGCCGTATCCAAGCTGGCCGGGTCATTGGCGAGGAGATTAAAAATATCTCCGATAGCGGATTGTACCTGGCTGGGATTCATTGCCGTGACAACTTGATCTATAGCCGTAGCGATTTCAGCCTGCGTGCCATTCGGGGCAAGCGCACTCACTACAGACTGAATGGCCAACACGATATTCCCTGCTGTCCCATCTGCGCCTGAGATTGCTGTGATTATTGTTGTAATGGCTCCCGGTATTTGGGAAGCATCCAAACTAGTAATGACCATCGCAATGGCAGAGGGGATTTGAGACACATTTAGACTGGACACGATCGCCGCAATCGCAATAGGAAGTTGGTCTGGATTTAAAGCGCTGAGGATATCAGGCAGTAATGTCACTAATTGTGTATGCGTTAGACTATTCACCACTGCTTGAATGGCAGGACCTAATAGAGATGCGTCGAGTCCAGTAAGAAGTTCTGGAATCACCTTGGCCAATTGGTCATCTGTCAAACTGTTTACAAGCGTGGTGATCGCAGGACCGACCAGGAGCGCATCTCCTGTATTTAATGCTCCAACAAAATTTGCTATAGCCGCCGTCAAAGACTCCGGGTTCGCCGCGTCGGCTAGAAGGACAATCTGGTCAATGAACATTTGCAGTTCTGTGTTAATTCCCAATGCCTCGGCAGCGAGCACTTCAAAACGAGACGAAATAGCCTTGAGCAGGACTTTCAATCCTGAAGCAACGGCCTCAGTCCTGTCATCAATGAAAATTTGTAAGGCATCCAGGTTCTCTTGAATAAGGACCTTCAGTGACCCCTCAAGCGCTGAAATTTCATTCTTGCTGTTGGTATCTAAGACGGCAATAAGGTCGTCACGTACACGCTCAGCCGTTGCTATTTGGGCATCTCGATCTACCTCTGCCTGGTCAATAAGAGCTTGTATCCCGGCAGGGTTTCCACCGCTCACCCCCGCTGCTAAATCCCCGACTTGGGCAAGGAATGCGTTTTTTAAAGCGGTCAACTCGGCAATAGCCGCCGATTCAAATGCTGACGTATCGAGCTGTTTTGCCTCTTCCGCTTCACGCGAGGCCACCGTATTGTCTAAGAGCGCCTGTAGAGTTTCTTGACTTTCTGTGCCTGTAAGACCCAAAGCATCTATGAGTTCTTGAATCCTGAGAAGAGTATCGTTTCCTTCTTCAATAGCAATGATTTGCTGCTCGGCTTCTGTTGCTTGCGCTCCGAACTGTGTCTCTAGCTGCGTTAAGGTGGCCAAGGCATTGTCAATGATAATCTGTCCTTTATTCGTTCCAGCAAAAGCCCCTTGTGTTAGGCTGACGAGGTTCCCAAACCGCGCAATAGCACTCCGTGCTGCATCAGCATCCCCTGCGAGCCCCGCAGCAGCTTCAGACTCAAATAGTCCCTGAACAAAGGAAAGCTGCGCTCGTGCTCCCAGCGTGGAAGTCGAACCGCCTAAAAAGCCCTCGCGTGTGGACTTCGCTGCTTCGGCAACACCTCGGGCAGTATCGGCTAAATCTTTTAAGGCGGTCTGCTCCGCCTGGAATTTAGTATCCTGTAGCCGTATCAACTCTTCAACCTGATCCTCCTGAAGACGCAGGCGATCGACTTCTATTTTCTGTGCCGCATCGAATGCCTCTTCAGCTACCTGGATCGTCTGCCGTAGTCGTTCCTCTGCCGTACTGATTACATCCCCCTGTAGCTGTCTCAGTTCACTGGCATCTGTTGTCGAAGCGATCTGTTCTAGCATAGTGGCAAGGGTGGGAAGAGGGCCTTGCACGATGTTATCCATAGCGTGTGTAAAAGCGCGGGTTGCCTCAGCACTTATTTCTGCGTATTCCTCGGCTAGACGCACTAATTCTTCATGTACGGCTAGTTGCTCCCGTAGTCCATCAATAGTGGCGTCAGCGTTATCTCTAGCTGCTTTTATGGCTGCACTGGCGTCATCTCTAGCTGCCTGTTTATCTAAGGCCAGCTGTTCTCTATTCGCGGTGATAAGGTCCTGTATTACCGCACGTTGTGCGGCAATATCGCTAGCAGACCGGGCTCGTGCATCAGCAATGTCTTTATTCAATCCTTCTGTAGCTGAGCGAATGGCCTCATCTCTGAGAGACTGTAATTCTTCGAGAGAACTTGCAGTCGCAACGTCAGCAAGAATCTCATCAAAATCACGGAATACCGGGATAAGGGTGGTGATACTATCACGAATAGGGCCGACCAATTCATCCCTCAGTGCCTGGACCTGGACCAGGTAACTCGCTGTAGCCTGACTAAGGAGGTCTATACCCAACGCTGTGTCACCTGACACAGTGACGAGTTCCCAGATATTGTCCCGAGTGGTTCGAAATTCTGTCTGAAGCTGGGAAAGGGCATCCCCGGCATCCTGACCTGCATCAATAAAAGGCCGGATAGTGCGGTCTACAAATTCGCCTATTAGAGCCTGCTTTGCTTGGGCCACCGCACCGTCAATCCGGTCCGTGGCTTCGGTGATGGACGTACCCAGAGTATCCGTACTTGCTTGAAGAGCCCGCAAATCTACACGAAGCTGTGTAGCTTGGTCATCTACCTCTTGAAAATTCTCAGCTAGGCTATTCGGACCCGCCGCCGTGTTTCCCAGGGCGGTGATACTTTCATTCAAAGTTCCTAGTTTATTTGCGGCTTCCTCTGCGGCACGTTTCGCTTCCGCCTGCTGTTCGTCAAAGGCACGTTTTTTTTCCGCAGCATCCTTGTCTTTTAAAACCTTAATCTGTGCTTCCTGAGATATGATGGATTTATTGTAAGCTTCTGTAAGCTTTATCGCCTGTTCACTACCTGCATCAAAAGTAGCACCGAGGCGGCCCAATCCTTCTCTAAGTTTTTTCCCTTCCTCCTCAATAGCTTCAATTTTCTCAGCTGTGGTACGTAGGTCAGGGGCCCTGCCTATGAAAGCGTCCGCCCTGGAAATCAGAGTGTCAAATCCTTCCGCAGCTAAATCAACCGCAGGCGGAATGCCTAGCGCCGAGGCAATCATGTTCCCTACTGAGGAGGATACAAATGCGGCCGACTCTATGAAGGCCAAAAGTTTATCATCGATATCATCAAAAACTACACCGATATTCCTGACCATATCTTCTGGAGGAAGTTCGCCGCTCGCAACCAAGGGCACATCTCGGGCAATCACGTCAAGAACTGGCTGCATGATCCCTTCAATACCTGCTGCAGCAATGAACCCCTTAATAATAGCATCTACAATAGTCGCGATAATGGGGTCAGTGATTGCGGCTCGTAAAGTAGTTGTAAACGTAGCCTGATCAAACTCCCCGCTTACTCCGTCAAGGATACCCTGCGACACCGCGGAAGAAATGCCCCTACGAAATAGGCTGAAATCAATATCAAAACTATCAAACCCTTCTATGAAGTCAGCAAGTTCAGCACCTGTTAGCCCGATCTCTATCCTCAGCCGCTGAAAAGCCGCCGAGTTGACGTCTAGAGGTTTACTGAAATCAATATCTGCGAGCAGGCCAGGCAACCTCTCACCGATAAATTCTCCAACTCGAATATCCAGAATAGCTTGCTTGATAGTCTGGTCAAAAGCTTCCGATATGTCATCGGCATCCTTGATGCCGTTTGCTGCTGCCTCGATCAGCGTAGCCCCGACCGCTCCCCCGACCACCTCAATACGATGCAGAACACGGTCTAATTCTTGTTCTATAACCTCAGCATCTACAATGAACGGTTTCAGCTCTAGTCCAGTTAAAAACCCTTCGCTTTGCAGAGCTAGGATAGCTTCCTCTATATGCAGTGCCCCTGAACGCACCTCCTCCACAAAGAATCCGAGACGGTCTCCGGCGATACCTGCTTCTGTCCCAACGTTATCCAATTGGTCAGCAAGCAAACCTGCTGCGATGGCATTAGAGTCTACCAGCTCATCAAATTCGGTTTCAATGTCGATCAGCCCGGCATAGGACCCACGTAATGTATTGACCTGTGACCCGACATTCCCAACAGAAATGGCTAGGCCTGTGAGTTCATCGACCGTCATATTTGTGGTATCAGCATAGCTACTGAGGTTTTGACGTGCATCCCCCAGTTCCGTAACAAAGGCACGCATTCCGAACAGTTGTAGGCCCTGCTGATTCACATGCGTTGCGGTTAGACGATTCAGGTTATCTAGTGCATCTACAAGGTTAAAGTTGAGGGCATCAGCAAATTCTAAGACGAGGCGCTGCGTCTCTTCCAGCGTAAGCCCGAATTGCTCGGCATTGGCAAGGAGCTGTCCACCAAAACGCTGAAGAATGCCCTGTCCTCCGTCTCGAAAATCCCCGGCAAAGGCCGCCCCTAGACTCTGTGCGGCATCAGAGAGCGTGCGTTCAAACCGTCCAAGACCAGAAGCGACTAAATCTTCAGAAAGAACATCGAAGTCGAGATTGCGGGTAACCTCGCCGAAGAACTCATTGATAACTTGCTTGGCTTGTTCAATTCGTCCTGGTTGAAAAAGTTTATCAAGCAGACTACCGATTGCCGAGCCAAGGAGCTCCCCTATAGCCCCTAAAATAGCCCCTCCAAGGGGGCCTAGTCCCATGGCCCTAGCAAGCCCTTGTCCAATCAAATTACCAAGCTTGCCGCCTAGTTCTGAAGCAATAGAACTTGTGATCCCCGCAAAGTCCCTAAGTTTTTGCTCTCCAATCTGTAACAGGCCATTCAGACCTTGTGCAAACTCGTCTGTTATACCAGGGAAAGTAGTAACAGCAAAATCTGTGAGGATACTAGAAAAAGGGTCTCCGGGACGTGTGCCTGCTGTCCCGCGATTTGCAGCGTTTTGTACCCCTGTGGCTCGCGCATTGGCGATCTTTGCCGCCGTATTTGCGTTCAGGGCATCCTTCTGTTCGTTCGTGAATTTCGTCGTGTCAACAAGCGTGCGTTCATGAAGGATTTCTACGATAGTAAGTTGTGTCGTTGCTTTATCTGCATCCTTCAAACCAAGAATAACTTCTCTCTCTAATCGTATAGCCACTTCTTGGACAGCGATTTGGGACCGTTCTGCTGCTATGGCATCGTCAATCGCTCGTTCACGTTGCTTCATAGCATCGTAGGCAGCCAGCGATTGCTCAATGAAGTTCTCTAGTTCTCTGCTAAGGGCCTCTTCCAATGTGATTTGCTGTTCAAGTATGTTTTTTAGGCGTTCCTTTTCTCGCATCAAGTCAACAAGAACACCTACCGTATCCTCCGAGGCTCCCTGAGCACGAAGCGTCTCGGCATACAACAAAATACGGGCTTCTTTTTCATCAATAAGACCTTGTATTTGCTGCTGTCGGATATCTATTGTCGAATGGAGAAGCTTCTCTTCAGCTTCGAAGGCTGCTATCAGGTCCTCCTTGGCATCACTTAGTTCCCCAGTTTTCTCTCCTCCTTCGCCTAACACAGGAGGGATCTTTTTCGCCGTTGTTAGAAAACCATCTAAGACCGGGGTAAAAGTTCCCACAGCAACCTGCCATTGTACTGTGCTAGCTTTAGCTAAAAGGATACGCCTGTTCAAAATCTCAAGTGCTCTAGAGAAGAGGTCTATACGTTCCTTGTCTTTTTTTGTAATTGCAGCCTGTAGCTTTGTTTCTAAACCAGGAAGTTGTCCTTCAAGTATTTTAATCAGGTTACTAATTTTACTGAAATCTTGTTCATTTGCTTTCTGGACAATAGCAAACAAACCCGATAGCGCTATCACTACTGCACCGATCCCCGTCAACATTGCTGCTGGGGCAGCAAATACGGCCAAAGCGGCTAGTGCCTTCGCAGTTGCTCCAGCAAACAATAAAAGAGGCCCAGTCAAGGCTGTCAAGGCTGTCAAGGCTGTTGCAAATGATAAGACTGCGGGGTCTAGCTTAGCTAATTCCCGAGTAAAGTTTGCGAGGCTTGTCGCACCATTTGTGGCGAACTCCAAGAGCCCAGCGTCAGCGATAGCTAGTTGCAGTTCCGAAAAAGCAGAGGAGAGCGCATCTAATTTAGCATTTAATCCTTGCATTTGGATCTCTGCCACGCGCGCCGCTGTGCCGCTTTGTTTTACCCTTTCTATTTGGTCCTCTAATGCATCTACTCCCTGGCTCAAGAGAGCCGCAACACCAGGCCCCGCACGCTCACCAAAAACAGCCATAAGACGTGCTGTGTCACTAGCCAAGGGGCCGAGTTGTCGGAGAATATCGGTTAAAGGGAGGAGCTTTCCATGAGCATCTACAGCACTAATACCAAATTCATCAAGGATTTCTTTTGCTTCGTTTGACGGACTCAATAAGCGAGTGAACATTCCACGTAGGGCGGTCCCACCAAGCGTCGCCTGTAAACCGGCATTGCCCAATAATCCTATAGCAGCAGCAGTTTCTTCGATTGTTACCCCTGCCGAGGCAGCAATAGGCCCAACAAATTTAAAAGCCTCCCCAAGTTGAACAAGATTTGTATTTGTGGTCGTAAAGGTATTGACCAAGACATCATTGACCCGAGTCAAGTCCTCCGTATTTAAAGCGAAGCCAGTCAAAATATTTGAAACGATATCTGCTGATTGACCGAGACCGAGTTGTGCGGCAGCTGCTAGTTGCAAAGTGCCTTCTAAGGAAGACAGAGACTTCTCTGCACCGAAACCTGCCATGGCCAAAAAGCCCAAAGCATCAGCAGCTTGTTCTGCTGAAAAGCGCGTCTCTGCGCCTAGTCTACGTGCTTCTGTTGAGAGCGCCGCCATTTGTACTCGCGTTGCTCCTGACACAGCTTGAACTCGGTTCATGCCCTCCTCAAAATTACCGGCAGTACGGAGAACAAGAACACTAAGAGCGGTAAGGGGAGTCGTCAGGTACAACGACATATTCCGCCCAGCTGACTGCATTGTTTTTGCAGCGCGATTAAGTGAACCCTGCATCCTCTGAGTTTTTTTATCTAGATCAGTGGCAGCATCACCCACACCATCAATAGCTTTTTCGGCAAGACGGCCCCCCGTCACCGCCCCTGAAGCATCTATCTTAATAGTAAGAGTACGTGCCATGCTACTTTGTATTTCGCCGTTGTTCGGCCTTATCTGATTGCCACTTTAAATACACGCCATCCATTGCTAGTACTTGCCTGAAAAGAATGTCTTGAAGAGTGTGTTCTCGGATGCCGAGCCATTGAAGATGTACTAAGATCTCACTGGGGAGAATCCCTGATACACCTCCCATACCACTCACCACTCGACTCGAAGTGAGTACCCAGAACGTGTCCCAAGGAATCCTCAGATGGACATCTAACTCAGGTCGGTCCTGTAGCATCCGAGGAATCGCTTTTCCTTCTTCTTCGAGTTCTTCTAGCCAGTCAACGTCCTTACCATGTTCGAGTTGCCAGGTAAGGACCTCGGTAAATTTTCAATGTCTTCTTCTAGTTCTTCTGCGCGGTAGGAAGACTCATCTAAAGCGGCATTCACAATCTCATCAAAGATCCAACGATATTCTTCCTTCCCTAACAAGTCCTTTGCATTCCCTTTGGAGTAAGGGAATGCTGCCCCTGGAGACTCTTCAATATCCCTCCAGTCAAGCAGGATGGTGTCTAAGACAAGCCGGTAGTTCATCTCCTCAGCAATCTCTGGAGGAACAGTCCGGCCTTTAATATGCTTCCGCCCCGGAGCGGGGCGGCGATACTCCTGTTGCAATTTCGTCTGTAACGAGCGGAATGCCGGGTTATCCCAGCGTGCCACCAGTACCTCCCCACCCTCTGAAAGCATTACCCAACGCCCCTCAGAGCTGACTGCCGCATTGATCTTTGCGGCTTGCAAATTCAGAGCCATACAGAATCCTTTATTGAGTTATCCTAGGCCGCAAACTTATCGACCTGGATAGTTGTCCCCGAAGCGGGGTCGCGGTACCCTTCAAAAGCGAGTGAGACCATCACGTCCTGGTTCTGACCGCCGGCATTAGGATCGCCTGTCAGTTTCACAGCGGGGAGGGTAAATACGTAGCGGTTGCCATCATCATCTGAGACTTCCCAGGACAGGGCCACCGTCGTATGAGCCAGAGCATCTGCATACAGAGTGGCATCCTCGAAATACGCCTCTAGGGTGCCGTCTACAACAAATGTCCCGTCATTGATTTCAGCAACGGTCGTACTGCCGATTTTGTCCGGTGCACGAAGACTGCCGTTTACCGTGAAGGCAATAGATCGGATAGCCGTAGATAGAGTGACGTAGTCTTTCATGATCGCACCCACATCTGTCGAGGCGTTCATGACATTGTTTGTAGACGCAACCGTGCTGGCTCCGTCTCCAATCGTGGTCGCCTGCTGAGTCAGGTCCTTTGCCATCCAGTTAAACGTACCGGTGATGATGGCGCGTGAGGTGAAGTTCATGGACAGCTGCGACATGCGCGCACCCGTTTCGTACTTGAACCGAGTAATGTCATTGAACTCTTGTTCTAAGAGATAGCTGATTTCTGACGTGCCTAGCTCTAAGTGCCCATCGCCTTTGATGGTCGCTGTCGAATCAGCTTCTGTAGAGAGCGGACCATTGACGACAATGGTGTTGGTATTAACACCTGAAATACGCCAGCGTCCGTTGTTTGCAGCAACAGAGGCCCCGGAGATTTCAATCCACTGACCGACAACAAAGTTCTCCAGGCTAGGACCACGGATCGTATTATAGGGATCAGCCTCAAAAGAGAAATTATCGGTGCTACCTGCCCCTGTATAGGTAAGAGCAGCACTAAAGGTGTTCCCGAAAAGGCTTTCCATTGCCCATTCGAGTTCGCCGTAAATCAGCTCAAATCCAAAATCACCCGTAGCGCTGAACCCCGTTTGGATGATGTCTGTGACTTGTCTGTCTGAACGAATAATAGCAGATTTAGCGGTTGTTTTTCCCGAATTAAAATTCGCCGAGGTTGCATTGAATTCGGTCATTGCCGGAGTGGATGGTGTCTCCCCCCACGATGCCTCGGCTGTGGTTTTGCGCCGCACTTTCATACGATCTGACGCAGCAATTGCCATAACTCATCTGTACTTCCCCCACACCAAATCTTAGGTAAAACGGTCATCCCGCTGAAAGTTTGTGACAAGATTCAGCTGATACCAGCCGGTCCCGTCGGGCCCAATTTCTTCTACATTCGGCTCCCAACAGCGGATCGTTCCGGTTGCGCCCGCTGCAAAACTCACATCACGCCATATGCTGCCTACACTGTCAGCATATTGGTATGCGAGTTCGGTCCCTGATTCTTCAGGAACAAAGATCTGATTGATGAGCGTGTAGTTGTAGCGCCGGAGCGGCACTGTCGTACCGACTGAGGCACGGCCGCCTTCGCGGTTACCTCGAATCGAAAGGGTAATCCATGCGGGAACAGCTGCATTGCGGCTCGGTTGCACGAACGGGACATTTTCCCATCGGATGGGAGTCGTTGTCCAGTTAGCCTCAAGGCGCTGTTCTATCGCATCTCTAACAGCATCAAAACCCACCGCTCGTCCATCATCCCTACCCTACACCTTTGAGTAACAATGCTTCGAGTTCCACGTCCACACTGGCCAGCACTTCCGCGACGGCCATTTCTACAAATCCAGCTGGAGCCTTTTGACTCCAGCCGTCATTAAGTCTCTGAATATACGGTAAGCCATTCACAATGTACAGAACAGCTGCCCCTTCAACGTTTCGCTGTGAAGTAAGCCCTTCTGGCTCAGTAGGGCGAGCATATGTCCCGGGGGGCTTGACGCCTACCGCCCTCTCGCCCGGATTTGTCCGCCGAATACGCCAACTGGCTCGTGCCCGTCCAGACAGGACAGGCGTCTCTTCTGTAAGGCGTCCCCAGACGTCAATAGTCACTTTCCTAATGACTGTAGAAACCTCGCTATCAAGAGCCTCCGCCAGTTTATTCAGGCCCGCAGCGAACTCCTTACCTGTCATTATTGTCTCACTAGGCAGGTATACGTGGCCCCTGCTGGATCGGCTACTACAGGCCCTATAATCCGCCAAATCTCTACATCCCTAATCCGCGCTACCGAGGAATCTTCTGCTGTAAGAGATTTATCGACAACGATGAGATCTGTGTTGATACCCGTAACCTTCGCGATTCCGGTGTTACCGCTTTCTGCGGCAAAGGCTGTATGTATCCACTGCCCTACAGCAATACTCCCTAGGCTCGCGCCTCGAATAGCGTTGTATGGATCGGCTTCAAACGAAAAGTCATCTGCTGTCCCTGCCCCGGTATGATCAAACAAATCCCCAGAAACACGGTGGATTTCTCCATCTTCAGTGGGAATAGTCGTTCCTAAGTCCTTTCCAAAGAGTACCACCTGTCGCTGTCGAATATTCACACCCTGCCCATCCACACGCTGACTACGGATATCAGACCATACGGCATCAATATCGGCAATGATTGTTGCTGTTTCTGTAGGAGTGGCTGAGGTAGCCGGAGCATACGCCGTTGCGGTGATTTTTCGATAGGTCACCACCTCTACCACGTCCCCCAGGGCGTTAGCTGCCGCTTTCGCCACATTCTTAAAGGTGTCCTGGAGTCCCATGGCTTATCTTCTTTAGGCGCGCACCAGACGCGCCATGCTTGGACGCATTGAGCGAACCTCCCCATAAAAGCTAAGCATGGAACTGACGCTATCTGGGACGACGTGCGGGCGATCAAACTTATCAATGTTCGCACTCACCGCTCCGGCACTGAGGGAGGAGAAACCCCTAGTGTCGGAGTCGGCTGTGCGATCGGACCCGAGCAGCCAGAATGCAAACTCTGCTTCTGCGTCCTTGAGGAACGCAGGAATTATTAAAGCGGAAAATTCTAATCCCTGACGATCCAACACGTCTATCCGAGGCCATAAAAGGGATTGAGTGCTTGTATTAGAGGACCCCTTCCAGCGCGTCCATTCATCCAGTAGTCGCGTAGCTGTCACAAGAGCGCGGTTCTTGTTATCGTCCGTGGCCGCTGTCCAATTCGTGTTATCTAGGCGACTGTCGTGATAGGTGTCTGCCTCGGCAAGCGTGCAGTATGTGTTGCTATCTGTCCCACCAACCGTCGCATCAAGTGTAAGCGCCATACCTCTGTTCCTTCCTCTAGCCTATTAGGCCGAGGATTGGGCCGGCTTGTCAAGCCACAGCCAACCGTCTTTCTGTCCATGATTTCATTTTCGTGCTCCTACTCGACTCGGGAGATTTCGCCAGTAAGGATGAGTCAGGTTCAACTTAATTCCCCGTCCAGTCATGCCTGACACATCTTCTTGCCAACTCTTAAAAGTCTTCCAACGATCCCCTTTCCAGTGGTCCATGTACGAGGCTAGAGGACTTGCTAGCCAAGCATGCCCCTTAGGAACATGCGGTGTCAAATCGTGACTCGTAATCAATCCCGCACTTTCTTGACGCTTACGGAGCCAGTCAAAAACAAAACTGTCGTGCTGTTCAGGTAAATCTAGAACTGACCCAGAACGATAGAGTGCTTCCAAAGCAAGAGGAAAAAAAGGTCGTGTAGCAAGACGCGTATCCATCCCCCAACAGCCACACTCGGAGTGAGTATAGGCATGGCGACTCAAGTAAAAAAGAAAATGTCCGTTAAAAAGTGAAGGGAAAAAGTCTGCGGGTATGTCTTCAAAAATGAACACGTCTGCATCCAGCCATATCAGATACTCGGACCGGCAGTGAAGGGACGCATGTCCTAGCGCAAAGACTTTGTGAGCAAACCGTCGAACATCCCGCCGATAATCCTGAATATTCTGCGTAGTATGGTCATTCATAAACTCTCGGTAGGCAGCATATTCAAACGGGTCTTGCCACTCCCAGTGAGCAGGCCACTTTCCCTGTTGCCCATTGCTCTGCCCAACTCCACTTTCATCATAGACCCAAACATCGATGGATTCAGGAAGATGGCTTGCCCACGAACGTAAACACAGCCGAGCATACCGCTCCCAGAGCGTATGATTGAATGTCGTAACAAGAGTTACAGTGTTGGTATCGTCCACATGAACACCTTATCTGCCCGCATCTCCAGTTCCAATTTCATGCCCATCTTTTCCAGGTATCTCATAGGCTCTTCAGCTGTATGCCCAAAACGCTCAGGAGGGGTCTTTCCTACTTCAAGCATAATAACAGGCCGACACCGCAGAATCGTAGCATAAGCCCCTATGAGAACATCCAGCTCGGCTCCCTCAACATCAATCTTGATGAAGTCACAGTGGGATAAATTCAATTCATCTAAGGTAGCGACAAGGACTGGCCCGTTTAGGCCAGATTGCATGAAACGTGCGCCAGTATTCCCTTGCCGCTTGGGCAGCGGGTCCGCCAACATCCGTCCTCTTCCATGGGACCTGCCTACTGCCACATTGTGAAGATGCACCGTTCCTGGCACGGCTGCTACGTTCTTAACCAAACATGCATAGTTAGTCGGATCAGGTTCAAAAGCGTACACCTCAGTAAACTGTTCTATCATGACTCGTGTCCACAACCCAACATGCGCACCAATGTCTATCGCCACATGCTTCGTCGGGCAGTAGCTCATCCCCGCCCATAGGCGTTCAATAAGATAATTCCCGGTCTTTTCAACCGTCTCCCTGAAATGCGTGTCGGATGCAGGAAGCCAGATATTGTTGACCTGAACCAGATCCCCTGTTTTTGCGTCTATTTCCAGGCCCATGGAAAAATCAGGTTTTGATTCTGGCATAACAAGGCACTCCAAATCTGTTCTCGTAGCTCTTCAATATCTCCGCCCATTTGTTAGGCTTCCACACAAGCGTATTACTGTTCCCGCTACCGTCGGGGAAAGGTTTTCCTCTCGCATATGTACCCACAATAACCCAAACCTTCCGCTGCGCTAAGGAAAACATTTCTTCTAATACCCAGTCTATATCCTCTGGCGTCAAATGTTCAAGAACGTCTTTTGTCACAACATAGTCAAACGTCCCTTGAGGAGGCGTAGCCCAGACAGAAACCGCAGGATCGTATCCTGTGACTAAAGCAACACCAGGAACATCCCACGTCTGGTCTCGAATATACTCCCCCTTCCCACAGCCATAGTCTAAAACCGTATACGCTGCATCAGGAGGCACTTCCTCGCGCATCTGACGCGCACAAGGTAACCCGCGCCCTTTCCATTGCTTGATTTGGCCATGCCGATGCCACTCCGTATACTTGGCAATAAGCGCCTGACATTGAGGGCTTGGATGTTCTCTAGAGTATTTCATGTTGCTTATATGTTAGCTAAGAGGTCAGACGCTCCGCCACAGACGCAGCATCTGACCTCAGCTTCTGCTGTGGTGTAGGAAAATCAGCAGAAGGCGGTGATTCACGCTCGGACTTCGTCCTCCCACTCCGAGGTGAAATTAAATGATCCTCGATGGATGCCAGGAATGCCCATTGTATAATGAATAGCCTTGGGCAATTGGTCAGTCACACCCTGGGGTTCAAGATGGTTCCAAGCAGCCGGTAAAGAGCCAATATGTTGATCCAACACCCATTGAAATCGATGGAGATATGCCCCGGACTGGGAGTTTATCGTGTGAAGGGCTAACGTTCGGCTTGCTTCATGCCCACAGTTCCACAGGATGAGGCTACTCCAATTCTTCCGAGGATACTGTGCCTGAGGAATGCCCCCCATCTTTGTTGTCTCCTCTGGCTGGTAATTATGTTTGACAACCTGCACGGCATACCTTGAATCGCGCAGTGCCCAGAGTTCAGAAATGTCAGCCTGGAAGAGGAAGTCAGCATCAACAAAGAGTGCCCAGCCCTGGTAGCCACACAAGGCGGGGACCAGAAAACGAGTGTACGTAAACTCCGTCGAGGCACGAGGATCTCGGTCCCGGATATACAAACCGAGGGAACGAAGTATGCGTTGATCTAGGAGAAAGATTTGCAAGGGGTGGTCTGTTCGACGCCAAATAGACTTCTGACAAATAAGGCTAGCGAGCCCCTCGCCGCCGTCATACCCAATAAAAATGCGAATCGACTCCGTCATGCCGCCTGCTTTTTCTTTTCTAGCCGAACTCTCCCAGAGACGCGAATAATACGCGGCGTAGTCGCATTCTCCATAATCAGATTGCCTTTCAAGTCCTGGTCATAAACCTCAACCCAGCCCTCATCACTGTCTGCCTCACAGTAGTTATCAAGCAAAATTCCATTGAAGTAGACGGCAATAATGTCACTTTCTTTGCTATAATAGGGCGATTCCTTGTCAACTGAGATATGTGTTATCTTTTCCATTCGACACCGCCTTCTTCTCCCTCCTGGGTGTATCCATACGCTTTAACAAGATCCTCCCCGCCTCTTTCTTTCCATCGCTTATCAAGGTCAGGTGTCCAGATGTCTTGCCAACGGCTATGTTGAGGCTGATACGTTCGTGTCCCCCCAATCATCTGCGCCGCGATTGTTTCTGCGTCTATCTCAACCTCTAAAATGTCGGCTAGAACCTGAACATGTATTTCTCTGCTTGGCCCAACCATATCTTCAAAACGAAAGACGAGACGATGTCTTGGCCAATCCACAAACTGAGAGGCTCGCATAAAAAAGCGTGGCGTCATCATGTGCTCTAAAGATGTCCGTGCTTCTGTTGCAGTTAAAGGATTGTGACGGTATTGCCAGCGATATGCCGAAATCAATACATTTCGGGGATCGCGAATGATGCCGATAAACTGATGCTTGCCGATATCGGCAGGATAGGGGATATGCGTATAGGCAACTTCGTGCTCGCCAAGGGTACAGAATCCAGGGCCATACGGCTCGTGCCTCCATTCCCTTTTCGTCACCGTTCGGCTGAACTTATCAGGGGCAGGCGTCCAGCCCATCAACTCCACAGCGCGCTGTAGGAGACGAACACCGCTCTTTTGCAAGCCATTGCAGATTACACCCATATCATTTCCCCGTCGTGGCAGAACGATAAATCACTTGTAGAGTGTTACGTGTCCCGCTAATAGGGCGACACCCATGCCAGCTCGTAGCAGATCGGACAAAGCCAAGCATCGTATTTGGGCGGTAGGATACAAGCTGTGTGTTGGGCAGAGTATCCTCCGCTGCGGTATAAAGACGAGTTCCCCAAGCAGCGTGTTGGCGATTCTGCGCGAGGTAAAAGATAAGCGTTACGATCTTGCTCTTAGCATCCGTATGCGGAGCTAGGTAGTAGCCAGGCAAATCTTGAAAGAGACGAATGTCAATCATGCCGTAGTCAGGCAAGTCTAGCCGCTCAAACCTTTTCCGTACCCAGTGCCACAAGTCGTCGCTCCTCAATTCAGCATCCAATGCCCGCCAAATGTCGGAGTCTAAGGACCCGAGAGGACAATCTAGACGATGTGCCTTGCCCCGCTCATTCTTGATTTTGGCATCGTAGACCTCGGATGGGGGGATTGTCTGAAGAAGAAGCTGATAGTCTTCTTCCTGAAAGACATTCTCCGCTAAGACGTGAGGAAAAGGCTGAAAAATGGTATCTGTTACCCGTAATACGTCCCAATTCAGCATAGCTATTCTTTCTTATCTGTCCGCTTAACCGGCACAACATGACCAGAATAAGCGCAATCTTCTCGTTTTTGTCTCGGGTGAACGTGCTTAGCAATTTCTCCGACAAGCCGCCCTTTAGAATCTACCCAAACGCGATGGGGAGCGTACTCCTTTCCTATCCGGCTATTGGGACAAATGACTTTTTCTTGTTCATCCGGTTTTCGTCCACTAGCAGGCATCACGCCCCCTTTTTCTTCGTGGCATACAGCCACATTCCTTTTGAACGAGTCGTGCGGAGATACCCAAAGGGGGCTAAGAAAGCCGCAATAGAGCCTGCGGACACCCCAAACCGCTCACCATGCCCTTTCTCTTCTACAAGGATCAGTGGCCGACATCGAGCAATAGTCTGACGGCTCCCATGAAGAGCCGCCAATTCCATTCCTTCAATATTCAGCTTTATGAGATCCACATCCCTAAAAGCAAACTCATCGAGTGGCACTAAGGAAACAGGCCCTGTGTCTTCTCGAAGATAGAAGAAATCTCGATTGCTCGCATCAGGATTGCCTAGTCTGGCATAGCCTGCTTTATTGCTCAGTCCTTCGGGGTGTAACGTCATGCAGTCATATACATACGTGTTTGCAGTGAGCGCTGGATGAACAAAACCGTTTGGCTCAAACATCTCGACATGCTGGAAAAAGGGAGGGAGTAAGCGGGCGAAGAATCCCTTATAGGCCCCGCCATCAATAGCCCGCCGCCCCCGTCCTTGTAGCAAAGCAGCGACCACGATATCAACTGAGTTTTGCAGAGCCCGCTCTACTTTATCCCACGACGACATCTTTTTCCCGTTCTTCGCTAATCATCCATATAATACCTGGATATTCCGTTGCAATAGATCTGGTCATATCTTCCCACCAACTGATCGGCTGCACGGTAATATGGGCGTTTCGTCCATCAGGGAGATTCTTTTGGGCTGGAGTTGTCCCCACAGCAATGAAAACAAACTTCTGGGCATACTGGAAAATGTCACGCAACACAAACGGTGCATCGTGTTCATATAAATGCTCCAGAACGCTGCAGCAGTAAACGCCATCAAAAGAACCTTCGGGTCGTTTTGCCCATTCACCGCAGGCAGGGTCATATCCCGTTAATACCCCCACTCCGAGCCCTTCCTGCCACGAGTCGATATAAACACCAAGCTTGCCGTGCAATACCTTAGACTCAGTGTTGAACTGCCGCCCTTTCCCACACCCGTAGTCCAGCAGAGAAAGGGCGTGTGTCTCTTTCACCAAATCCCGTATCTCCCAGTAATAGTTAAAACAGCCGATCCCTTGAAAATGCCTCTCTCGATGCATCTTCTGATACTGCTTCTGAAGCCGGATGCCCTCGTCACTCAGCGGCATGCAATTTGTTCCCTCAGGATCTTCCAGGCCAGTCCTGATTCCATTTCTTGGACATTAAACTGACAATACGCCATATCTGCCAGCCACTGTCGGCGCACTGCGTCAGAGGGGATAAAAAGGTCGTCTATATTCTCCTCTTGTGTACGAGCCAGTGGTCTCGCTATCCCATCCCCAGTGACGATAACAGGAACCCCAGCAGTAAGCGCCTCAACGGCAGCATTGCTGCCAAAGGTCACCAGTGCCCAAGCATCGGGGAGAAGGTGAGCAAGCAGTTCAGGCGGCCGCGAAAACCGTGCTCCAGAAAGGGACACCGCCTCTTTCCATGACGGCTTCGGTCTATAAATAAGGGGACGATTTGTGTACTTACCAACCCGCTTCAGGGACTTCCGTGCCCATTCGGTCATCGGGTCCACACTTTGCCCGGTATGCAGCCCATGCCATTTGGCATACTTAAGTGACCCTCCTGCAATAATAATGTGGCTCCCTTGCGTTCGCATCGGGAGCATGTTCACAGACAGTGCACGTAGCCGATCATCAGGCCGTGGAGTTTTCTGGAAGTAGGCAAGCGGCTGGAAGCTGTTTACGCTCATCCTAAAATAGGCACTCCGCCCGCCAAGATACCCTTTATCGATATAGACCGTGTGTTTTCCTGCTTCAAGATGATTGTCAAGGAGGCGACGGGAATACCCTTTAACGCCAATCATGACCGCCACATCAGTACGTGGATTCGGGGCAGGGTAGGAAGCCGGACGAACGACCTCACAGGTGTCTGTACGGCTACGCTTTACCCCCTCACAGAATGAGGCGGCCAGCTTGTCTTCTCGGTCTTTCTCCACGGCAAAGAAGGTGACGTGCATGCTAGTCTCCTGATCCCCTTGAATAATGAACTCGCCGTGCCGCTCGCTGGAGAAATCCCGCACGAATACCCCCCTTCGCCTCTCTTCCACAAAGTGGAGTTGATTTCTGTTCTATCCCCTCTATAGCGAAATAGTCTTCCGTTTTCATGTTCCCATATAAATTACAATAAAGCTCATTACTCGTAAAAATAACTGAGTATCTACAGTCCATACAAACGTTGCCCATCATGGAAGCTCTCCCAATTGATTGCTGATAAACTTCCACGCTCGTCCGTTCCGAAGTTCTTGCATGGACGTTTGGCAGTATGCTAGATCGGCACAGAACTGGAGACGAACGTCTTGAGAAATCGGGTCCTTGCAACTCAAAACATACGCAGGGTGGTCGCTCCCTACCACTTCACAGGGGACTCCTTCAATCAACCCGTCTATGGCTGTGTTACTCCGGTATGTATAAACCAAAAGGGATCTCTGCAATTCCTCCGATAATAACCCATCAGCGTAGCGCGTGCCTGGGATAGGGCGTCTGCTTACCCTGCAAGCAGGCTTAGGTCGCCAGGCAATAGGGGGAGGATCTTTGCCCACCCAGTCGCCCCATTGCCTTTTAAACTTTTCGATCAGCTCGACATGAAACTCCCAGCTCGGCCCCAATCCCCAGGCTTGCGTTTGCTTGTCACTCATGCCAGCAACCAAGACCGCGCCAGCTTGACTTGTTTCTCGCCACGGTTTTATAGGCCGATTAAACGCCAGAAACCGTTCTGGTTCACGTCCTTGCTGAAAATACTTAGTAGGCTGATGGGCATTTAAAGCAAAGCGATGATGCTGAGGGTGGGGTTCGTGCTTCCTGCCCCAATACGGGAGGTCAAAAAAAACGTTAGGGGTCTTGCTTTCCCAGAGAAGATGGGCCAAGTCCATCAACTTTCCCGAGAGACCATACCAACACACGATGTCGCCGTGTATGCCTTTTTTGTATTCCTGTTCAGTATAGATGGCGACTTTATCACCCAGGTCTGCCTGCGCAATACCCGCCATAAGGGTATTGATAACAGACCGCCCACGAGAACTGGAAGCATCATAGTACAGGGCAATGTGACGCATCAGGTAATCCTCCCAATAATCCGCAACGGGCTATCTTTTCTCCACGGATGGCTTTGTCGAATCTCTTCTAAAGTCCATTGGTGATAGGCCAGGCGGATGAAGAACTCCTCGCGGTTGTCTGGATAACAGGGCGTGAGAACTTCCTCCAAGGATTCATTTCCCATAGACTGCGCAGCGCAAGGATGTAACGCTAAGATAGGACGCCCTTCAAGGAGCGCTTCGATTAGCCCTTTAGTATGGTAACCCGCCACACTGTGCCACGATCCTTTGCGTAACACATCCCGCAGGGGTTCATCTTTCTGGTCATACCGTTTCTCGCGCATGGCCACAGGCATATTTGTCGCAGTATGCAACGCCCTCTGCAATTCGCGATTCACGCTGGGATACTCGAATCCTAAGTTTCCACATTGCTTACGAGACAGCCCAAGGGCGAGGATCTTACTGCCACTTTTCCGCCACCGGTGTATCGACTCCCCTAGCGCCCGCCAACGATCTCCCGAAGGGCAAGGCAATTCCCAGAGGACGCGATGCGCCTGTTTGGCATTGTAGGTGACACTATAATACCCTTTGAAGTGACCCCGCTGAATATATCCGTTGTCGATATGCAAGAGCCGCTTAAAAGCATGACGGTCTGCAAATATTCGCTCGGTCCCGTGGAAATCCCCCCAGATAGCTATAAGGTCGGCTTCTGTCTCATCTCCTTGGGGATACTCCCAGCTATCCCGTATTTCAATAGCATAGTGACGACGCTCTAATCCTGCCGCAACAGCAGACATGATACGCCGAGTCTTGGGAAGATTACGGGAGGTCTCGTACACGAGGGCTTGAGGCATCAGCCTACCCCCCAGCCATACCAAAAGGCACAGTAAGCAATCCAGAGACATGTTCCCGTAAAGAAAACAAAGACAAGGCCCGTCACATCAAAAGGGAAATCTTGAGAATAGGGGGAGTAAGCACGAAGATACATCACAAACACGCACACGAACCAACTCACACGATATGTAGAGATGTTCCAGTCTAGCCAGTACATAATATGCGGCCACCAGCGGCCGTCCATATAATCACCGAGCATGCTACTTTTTCTCTTCTCCCGGATGGATTAACGACGCTAGATTTTCAGGGTCAAGGAAATCCCCCTCCTGCTGAAGGGTGGCAGCAGGAGGGGATAGGTTCTCCTGCTGCAGGAATGGTGGCGCAGCAGGAGAAAGACCCTGCTGTGATGGAGCGGAAACAGCAGGGAACGGTTGCTTCGACGTGCGTCGAGCTGCCCCCCGGCGCGGAGATGGGGAGGAGGACATCAAACCCCCACCTGTCCTCGAAGCATCCGAAGATTTGAGTATACCACTAGAATCAAAGAAATGAGACCATGCCAAACCGGCTTCTAATTCCGGGATATTCCACTGACGGTATGCAAGGTCGTAAAAAAACTGATTTCGTTCCGGCCTGAGAGGATTCTTTATTGTCTCTACTGTCAGAGCAGCATGGCCCATCGTCGGGCAAACTGACCCTGGACCAAGAGGATAAATTGGCACGCCAGCAAGTAAAGCTTCGACAAGAGAATTAGAATTATATGCAATCAAACCCGCACATCCCTTTAAATCTTCGGCAAGTAGGTTGCCCTTGCTCTGCCTCACTCCTGTCTCAGCGGCCATGTGTAATCTTCGACTCGAATGGTCATCTGGATGGGGCCGCCAAACAATTTGTTTGTTTGTCAGACTTCGTAGCCGAGATACGGTCTCGACAAGCCACTGACCAGGCTGTACGCCACCAAGTGCAGCGTCATGTGGTTTCTGGCCACACACGAGGAAATGCCCCTCTGTCGGATCTTGCCATCTCGCCATAGAAAGACCCAATGATTTCCAACGGTCAGAAGGCATAGGCGAGGGAGGCGGGTCTCCCCAGCCGTTTAGCCCATTAAGATTCACAGACCAATACACTTCTTCAGGGTTTTGTCGTGCTTCTGCTACTGTTCCGCGTTTCAGATATCCTAAATCTATAATAAGAACGTGTGTATCATGTGCACGTTGATCGGGGAGCATCCGATTAAGAGGCTCTTTCATGCCGAACATGATGCCTACGGTGCATGATTCGTAGTCATTTGCTCCATACGTAGATGCGCCGCGAAGGACAAGAGGAAGGGTACTAACTGTGCGAATGCCGCGTTGAAAGGCGACCATCGGCAGAAAGCCGTGGCCTGCATACATCAGAACTCGTGCCATAAAACTCCCCTACACGTCGTTTTTTGGCTAAGAACAAAAAGACTTTTGGCGTCTTCACATCCCACCCAAACTTACGGTGAGCCTAACGTGAGACTCATAGGGGGGGGGCGTGATGACGCCGAAAGTCACCAAGTGACAGACTTGAAAGCCTGCCCCGGACATGGGTTAATCAGTTATAAGCAAGGCCCCTGGACCTGATCGAGTATCTGAGGCAGACAGATCCCAGTTCGTTGAGGTTGCAACAGCTGCGTCAGTCGGATTCGATCCCCCATTAGTGGTATCCCACTTAAAACCCCGCACACGAAGATTGAACGCAAACTCCCCCTGGATTCTAAATGCCAAGTTCTCTAGCCCAGTGACAGGTTCACTCAACACATCGCGTTCTTCCGACTCTTGGACACGAACCGCATCCTCTACAAGCAATAAGGTCCGATAGACTGATTCCGAAGAACCAGAAGTCTCCACCAGGTTCGTACTGTCGGTCACGATCACTGGTTTGCCAAAAGACGCAATATCACCGGTGTTAATTGATACACCGGCAACATCAACTATGTTATCGGTAATCGCTTGTTTCATGAGGTCATAGTATGGTTTCGAGTGCATGACTAGAGCTACAACTCGGCCACCTGCATCACCTAACTTAGCCAGGGCACTCAGAAGTAATGTGTGGGACATGGTATCAGTCCCTGCCCCAGTCGAGGCATCATGGGTCAAGGCTGTTTGCCCGAGTAAGGACGCCACACCGGCTGAAACAGCCATGTTGACATAATCAACCATAACGGCTTTCGCAATCTGCTGCCCCAAGAGAAACGACATGGTCTGTTGGTTCTCTGATATCTTCCGCCACGCGTCAAGCGTCTGGGAGACAGGGCCAATTTTTCGATTGATCTTCACGCCGATAAACTCATCTTGGGTCATCGCCAAGTCCGTAGCAGTAGCTACGCTGGTCGTATCGCGTCGTGTGATTAGACTCGATACTTCCTGCATGAAACTCTCTTTCTCGTAGTCGCCTTTACGACGCAACGGCTGAAGGCGCAGCCCATTTCGGCTTGCGCTATTAAACGCATCCGACATCTGTTGCTGGATTTCGGTAAAACCGCCAAAGAACTCCTCATCATAGATGGTAAAATCACTTGCTTTGCCAATTGCCACAGATCATCTCGATATCCCCACACCAAAGGTTTCGTATTACTCACCGGACGGGAGATCTAGATACGCATCTTGCCCATACTCACCAATGAAAGCAGCTTTTCTCTCAGGCGTGCCCAATTCTTTTTTTGAGTGTGCCCGATTGCCTTTGCTGTCTCCATTTCCACTGCCACCTGCGCCGCCACCAGCACTTGATTTGAATAGGTACTTGGCCTCTGCGCCAATCCCATCTATCCATTCTTCCATACTGATCTTTTTTACGCCATCGGGACCTCGGATCAGATCGCCGAGATCATCATAGGCGGCAGGCTCACCGTCCTCATCCATTTTCCATACCCCGTTTGCACGGAGAAGAAAATCTTGAGGGTCTTGAGCACCTTGCTTTTGCGCTACTGCAAGAAGCCGCTGATTGACTTTGAAGTTCCGAAGATCACTATTCAGCCGTTCTTTTTCCGTATCGAGTTCTCCAATACGGCCGTCTCGGGCTTCCAGTTCCTTCTTGTGATCTGCCCGCATCTTTCGTGTGACACGGTCCAGCCGTTCTTCAAAATTATCGTCGCCTTTCCCGTCGTCCGATCCGTCCGTCTGTTTTTCTTGCCACGTATGAAACGCCGAAAGTTCCTCATCAGACATAGCTGATAAGGCCGCCCACCTAGTCAGGTCGACGTCCTTGAACTTTCCTATCGCTTCATTGGCTTTTTTGCGCTTTTCTCGTTCCTGATCGAGTGCCGTCTTTAGAGTCACAACACTAGGATGTTTATCCATTTCTGCATCGAGCAAGAATCCGCCTTCCGTCTCTACATACAGCGGCTTAAACGCCTCCTCTACACCGTCAAGGGTCTCTACAAATGGGGCTATTGCCATTCTTTATCCTTTCCCGGTACGCCACAGACGCCCGAGCTTATCTGCGTCTCAACACGCCACAGACGGTTGAGCAGTGTTTGGTGTGCAACCAGCAAACACAGACCCCGACCGAAAACGGGGTTTGTTTATCTGCATTTTAAAAAGAAAAGAGGGGGAATGTCAATCGATAACGCAAAAAAGGGCAGCAGGGTTTTATCCTGCTGCCCTTTTCCAGACCATGCCGTGCCTGACCAAACCCTATCCTGTCACGCCATGAAAAATCTCAGTTACTCGACTATTTCAGCAAGGATTAAAATCCAAGTCTGCATACGATGCACACATGAATGGGCGCCACGGCCACAAGCGACCCCGCTCACCTGTCCGCGATGCCGAAGCCCGTACTGGAACACCCCGAGAAAGAGAAAAAAAGAAGAGACTACGCCGTCTGAGCGGCCAATTTCTGTTGCAAAGCAGCCACAGTAAGAGGCTGACCTTTGAAATCCACAAGGTCGGTGAAACTGAGCTGCCCACTCCTCCATAAGTTCCAGCGTGTAGGCCCAAGAACCTGCGCGCCAAAACCAGGAGAGGCAGCATCTTTTTGCCGCAACCAGGTAGGAAAAGTGGTTGTACGAGGGACCAGCCCATCCATGGAAGATCGAGCCTGGAAAATCCGCTCTTTTATTTCGGCATCAGTGAAACCTGCTTGTCCCATACGCCGCTCATAGGATTTGCGGATAGACGAACGGCGGCCATTAACCGTCACTGCCTGACTGTTCGACAATTCCGCCCAAGACTTTGTTTGTGGCACCCAGGCCGAACGGCAAGAAAAATGTGCAGCGCCTGCGCCGCCCAATGCAGGGTACGAGTGCCCTACCGGCTCATCATCAAGTGTGTACACTCTCCCATCACGAACTTGACAGATAAGGCTTGTTCTTGCATCTAAAGTGCTATGCCATAGCTTCCCCTTTATAATGTCCTTATGCTCGTTCATGACCTCACTACGAATCTTATTTGCTGCTGTCTGGACAGAGGAGCGTATCAGCCGTTCCGCACTAGTACGTGAAACCCGCATAATGCCGTCCTTAAAGCCCCCTGCTCGTGTTCCGCGTACGCGTTGCAGCAGCTGAGCCAGCGGTTCGCCCTGGAGCATGCCTTGTCGCATTTCGTCCATAAAAAGATCCTGTAAAGTAGAGGCTCGTCGCTTCCACCACTCCTTGCTCGGAGCACCTTGAATAAGCGTATCGGTTGTCAAAGTTTTAAGAGAAGCCGCATCAAGTGTCGGGGTTACGAGGTCTATCCCCAGAGCTTCGTTCAGAGATTGGATGACAAACGTTTGTTCTACCTGCGCCATACTCGTGACAGATGCCTGGGTTATTCGACGTATGTCTTGGTAACTCTCGCGAATCGTCATCTGAGTCTCAGTCAAGAGGGACTGGAGCCGCCGACGCTGAAAGGCAGTCCGAGTAGGGCCCGTCGGATCGGAGGAGGCAAGGTTTTTGACGAGATTGCGCTCCAAGTTACGGAGCAAAATAAAAACATCAGACTGGATACTTGCCTCGACTCGTGCCAGATCAACCGCATGTGTCGTAAACGAGTCGACAAGAGTTTCATTCACAGAAGGCATAGGGGGAGTATGTCACAAAAAAGCCGCGCCCGGTATAACCAGGCTTTTGAGCATGTCGAGTTTTGTCCTGTCTTGTCGTGTCCAGTCCAGTCTTGTCCTGTCGTGTCCCGTCGTGTCGGGTCATGTCGCGTCCGGTCCTGTCGCGTCGCGTCGCGTCAGGTCCTGTCAGGAAAAACAGCCTCCTTGTCTGAGTGATAAACACGTCCTGTCTGGTCGGGTCGAGTCGTGTCCAGTCTCGTCATGTCGTGTCGGGTCATGTCGTGTCGCGTCTGGTCGTGTCCAGTCGCGTCGTGTCGTGTCGTGTCGCGTCCGGTCCCGTCAGGAAAAACAGCCTCCTTGTCTGAGTGATAAACACGTCCAGTCTGGTCGTGTCGCGTCACGTCAGGTCCTGTCTGGTCACGTCGTGTCGAGTCCAGTCACGTCGCGTCCAGTCGCGTCGTGTCAGGTCGTGTCGAGCCTTGTCCCATCGTGTCGTGTCTCGTTATAAATCCTCAAACCCGTTTTGCCAGATTCTTCAAGAATTGATCCTCTTGGACATCCTCTCTCCATTCAAACTTGGTCGGCATAAAACGCCCATTCAACCCGCCTACTTCAGGACGCCAGACACCAATTCCAACACTTGCCCCAGCCTTTTTCAGGTAAAGCTCAAAAACTTCTTTCGTGATTATGTCCTCTGAAATTGCAAAATCCACAGCTGCATTCCAAGACTGTGCTTGTGGGAAACATTTCCACACCTTCGATCCCCCGCCCGAGCCCGGTTGTCCAGGGACATATACCCAAGCTCCTTCAACCTCAGACCTACGGGTGTTTGATAAGACCACATCAGCCATGACCATCACGTCACTGACAAAAAACTTCGTGTATGTCGCATTACGTTGCCCGGGAATTTTGATGGGAGTTCGCTTGGCAGCCGTAGCCACAGACTTCTTAAAAGACATCGCGGGAATGAACATCTTTGCGTCAGGCTTGTTTGAAGTCCAGTGTGCAACTTCTGGCCAGATACGACGCTCATATTCATCAGCTGTTTCGCCACTTAACTTAGGATATTCTGCCAAGCTTATCGGGCGACGTTGCTGCATAAGGGTTACAGATGATAAGTGTACTTTTACAGTTCGCATGGGTCCTCTCCTTGCGGGCAGTTAGAAGCCGGGAGAATTAGCCGTTCTCTCGGTTTCACGTTTGTGTCAAGTCGAATCTTATCGCGTCTTATCAGATATCGTCAGCTCCAGTCCTGTCCGATCTCGTCGCGTCCTGTCCTGTCAAGATAAAGAAAATCATGTATCCGTAACCTCTATAGGTTGCTTCTGACTTCGCATCAAAAACTCAAGTGTTGCTTCTCTGGTCATCGCCTCTTGTGTCTCAGCCATCCGAACGGCAAGCCGTTGGACAACTAGTCTTTTTGTGATGTCATGTGTCACTGCCAGCAAACTTGCATGCACCCGATAAGAGTTCTGCTCCTCTGGACTCAACTGCATGATATTCGTACATTGGTGGCGTTTCAGACCACGTATAGCGGCACGGTTTATTTTCTTTCGAGCTTGTTCAGTGCTCGACACAATCTCAGGATCGGTTATGTACTTCAATCCTTGACCACGCAAACAAAGAAAAACTTTATTTTCTTCTCCTTGGAGCATTTTTCGGGCTTGTCTAAGAGCATAAGAACTGCCGTCGAGGGAACTCAGAGCAGCCACTGTTCTCAGCTCATCATATGTTATTGTCTCACCCATCTGTAATTTGTTTAGGCGAGTAACGAGCAAATTAATTGCCGCTTGTACAGCCTCCAATACCTCAAATTTCATCGCCATTTTTTCCCCTTTCTCTCTTTGGGATATCCCAGAGAGCGGATTTGCAACGTGGACAGCTACGGACTTGTTTTTGCCGAGGCCGCCACATATGCCCGCAACGCACGCATTTTAATTCAGGTGAAATTGATACTTCCACATCTGGGGTCCTCCTTTCTAAGAAGATAAACAAGTCGAGTCTGGTCCTGTCGTGTCATATCGTGTCGGGTCATGTCGTGTCGGGTCATGTCGCGTCTTGTCTTGTCATGTCGTGTCGAGTCCTGTCTTGTCGGGTCCCGTCTTGTCTTGTCCTGCATGAGACAAAAGTGAAACCCATGACCATACGTATACTCATCCGTATGGTAAATCAATAGGAAAGGACAAAAAAGGACAAAAAAGATCAAGAAAAGAGGCGGTCGAGCATGGGCCGGAAATCAGCAAGGGGGATTTGTGTCTCTTTATCAGAAAGAGCTTTGGCGGGATTCTCGTGGACCTCAAAGAAGAGACCATGCACGCCTACCGCGAGGGCAGCAGCGGCGAGGGGTTCAACAAATTGCCGCTGCCCTCTTGTAGAAGCTTCGGCAACGGGGAGCTGAACACTATGAGTTGCGTCAAAAATGACAGGGTAGCTAAGTGCTTTCATATCCACGATATCTCGGAAGTCTACAACTAAATTTCCCTGCCCAAAACTTGAGCCTCGCTCAGTCAAGGTGATTTGCTTGTTCCCTGTTGTGGCGACCTTCTCCGCTGCATAGGCCATCTGCTGACCAGAGAGAAACTGCCCTTTCTTGAGGTTTACTGGCTTCTGCGTCTGCCCCGCTGCCACAAGTAGATCAGTTTGACGACACAGAAAGGCAGGGACTTGAATCATATCCACAACCTCAGCCGCGAGGGTTGCTTCAGCTGGGGAATGCACGTCTGTCAAAACAGGAATACCAAACTGTTCTTTTATTTCGGCCAAGATGCCGAGCCCGCGCTCAATACCGACGCCTCGAAAAGAATGGATAGAGGTCCTATTTGCTTTATCGTAAGACGATTTCCAGATCCAGCTAAGTCCTGTCATTGCCTCAGATAATAACTCAGCGTGACGCAAAGCCATATCGCGGTC